AATGGCAAAGCTGTTAAAGCGTTTATTACTCAAGATCATCAAGCACATATACAAACAGTAACTTCAGCACAAGAAAATCCTGAAATTATGCAATTAGTTAAAGCTTCGCCAACTGCTCCAGCAATTATGGCAGCAGCATCAGCCTATATTAATGAGCATTTAACGATGAAGTACAGAAAAGAAGTTGAAATGGAAATGGGTATAGAGTTACCACCAGAAGGTGAACCTATTCCTGCTGATGTTGAAAAACGTATTTCCGAGTTAGTTGCTGAAGCAGCTAGAAGAGTTACTTCAACTTCACAAGCGCAAGCAGAGCAAAAACGTATACAAGAACAACAAAAAGACCCATTGATACAAATGAAAGAAAAAGAAGTTGCTATTAAAGAAGCTGAAGTGCAACGTAAAACTCAAGAAGGGCAAGCTAGAATAATGCTAGATGCTTCTAAAGCTAAAGCAAATAAAGACTTAGAAGAAAAACGAATTGAATCACAAGAAGAAATAGCTGGAATGAGTGTAGGACAGCGTATTGCAAGCGATCTGCTAGCAAGTCAACAAGAAGATAAAAAAGCAGAACGTGAGGAGTACATAAAAGGTCTTGACATTGGAATTGATATAGCTAAAGATATCAATAACAATGGTAAATGATATCACACAGCTATCACTCTCAGCTTTTTTAAAGAAAAAACTAAGAGATTTGATGAATGAACATGCTGATCATGTAGCAACTGGCGCATGTAAAGATTACAGCGATTATCAAAAAATGGCTGGCATTATAGAGGGATTAGCCCTTGCAGAAAGAGAAGTATTAGATTGGACTGAAAAACATATAAAATAAGGACTCGACCCTTAGTCGTGCAAAATATGGCAAAAGTAAAAAAAATACCTAAAGAAAAACCACCTATAGAGCTAGATACTAAAAGTCAATTACCTGAACCGAAAGGTTGGAAGATGTTAATTGCTATGCCTAAATCTAAAGAAAAAACAGAAGGCGGTATCCTTAAAGCAGCACAAACAAGAGATATAGAAGAAACTTCAAATATTTGTGGTTATGTATTAAAAATAGGTCCTGATGCTTATAGAGATTCTAAAAGATTTCCAAGTGGAGCTTGGTGCAAGAAAGGAGATTGGGTAGTATTCCGAGCTTATTCTGGCACTCGTATAAAGATGTACGAACAAGAGTTCCGCTTAATTAATGACGATACTGTGGAAGCAGTCGTTGATGATCCTACAGGAGTAGTTAGAGCATGAGTGAGGTAGAAGAACAAGAAGTCCAATCACAATCTCAAGAAGGTAAATTCTTTGGTGTAAAAACAGAAATTAATACATCTAAACCTGATTTAGAAGTTGAAGTTATTGATGATACTCCTGAAGAAGATCGTAGACCAAAGAAAGCAGAATCAGCAGAAGATACTGATAATGATACATTAGATCAAGAAATTTCAGATTACAGCAAACGTGCTGGTGAACGTATTAATAAAATTAAATACGAATTTCACGAAGAACGTAGAGCTAAAGAAGCAATACAAAGAGAAAATCAAGAAGCTGTTCATCGTTTGAAAGGCATGATGTCTGAAAATGAAAGACTCAAAGCAATGGTTAATCAAGGTGGAGAAGCTCTTAATAAGCATGCGCTTAATAATGCTCAATGGGCAAAACACAATGCTCAATCACAATTTAAAACTGCTTATGATGAAGGTGATGCAGATAAAATGGTTGAAGCGCAAGAATTGCTTGCAAAAGCTACTATTGCAGAACAACAGTCATCTGGATATGCAGCTTCATTACAACAAAATGTAGCTCAAAATTTACCTAAAGAAGAACCAGTACCAGAACAAAAACGTGAACTTGATCCAGATATGAAGGAATGGTCTGATAAAAATACATGGTTTATGGGTACTGATCCAGCACATAAAGAAATGACTTCATATGCTATGTTTTTAGATCAAAGCCTTAAAACAAAAGGTATTGATCCTGCAATAAAGGCTAAAGAATATTACAGTGAAATTGATAAAAATATGAAAAATCAATTTCCTTCCTTTTTTGGTGTACAAACTTCTACAGAAGAATCAGTAGAATATACACCTAAACGACAACCAGCTAATGTTGTCGCACCCGCTTCGAGGAATAGTGGGAAAAAACCTCGCTCAATACGTCTGACTCAGAGTCAAGTTGCCATCGCTAGAAAACTTGGAATAACTCCAGAGTCATATGCAAACCAACTCATACGGGAGAGTTAAAATGTCAGAAGAAAACAATCAAGTAAGTAACACACAAACAATTTCTAATGACGATCCTGCAAATCAAGAGCGTAACCCTAGAGGTGTTGATAGCCGAGAAGCTACACAAAGAATACAAAGTTGGGATAACCCATCAAATCTACCAAGCCCTGAACCAATAGCTGGCTGGGTTTTTAGATATATTAGAACAAGTCTTTTAGGTAAGGCAGATAATCCTAATGTATCTAAGAAATTCCGCGAAGGCTGGGAAGCTTGTCGTTTAGAAGATCATCCAGAACTACAAATCCATATGATGGATCACAATTCTGAATGGGCTAAAAAAGGTAATGTAGAGATTGGTGGACAGTTATTATGTAAGATGCCAGAAGATCAAGCGAAAGCTAGAGATGAGCATTTTCAAAAAATTGCTCATACACAAATGGAATCTGTAGACAACGCATACTTTAAAGATCAAGACTCTAGAATGGCGACCAAACAAGTGTTTGAACGCAAAACTAGAACAACTTTTGGGAGTGATTCTTAGACTCACTCACTTTTATTTAATATCTCAAAGGAGAGATAATTATGTCCGCAGCAGCAACTCCTCACGGAGCTTTACCTGTTGGATCATTAGTCTCTTGCGCATTCAACTCCAAGATTACACACTATAAAATTAAAAGTGCTTATGGCACTTCTATATTTTTTGGTGACTTTGTAAAATGGGGTGATGACAATCCTAATTCCACTATCCAAAAAGATACTGGTACTACGGCTTGTACACCTATAGGAATATTTATGGGTTGCGCATATACTGATCCAACAACAAAACAGTTTACACCAAGCCAATATTTTCCAGCATCAACTGCTGCGAGTGATATTGTCGCTTATGTAGCTTCCGACCCTTTCGTTATTATGCAAATGCAATGCGATGGTGCAGCAGACCAAGATGATCTTGGTAAAAACTGTGCAGTAGCATTAACAGCAGGGTCAACGGCAATAGGTCGCAGTAAGAATGTCGTAGACATTTCTACTGTAGCAACTACTAACACACTACCTTTAAAGATTATTGATTTTGTCGATGGTCCTGATAGTGCAATTGGTGATGCTTATACAGACGTATTGGTAGTATTCAACTCTCAGTCTGCCTTCGGTACTGGCGGACATCAGTTGCTTAGTGCAACTGGCATTGGTTAAGGGGTATTAGCATATGGCTATTTCAAGAGCGCAAGAGCTACATCAACTCCTTCCAGGCTTAAACGCCTTGTTCGGAGAAGAGTATAACAACTACGAAAATGAGCATGAAGAAATCTATGCAACTGAGAACTCGGAAAGATCGTTTGAAGAGGAACTCAAGTTGTCAGGATTTGGTGCAGCACCAGTAAAAGACGAAGGATCAGCTATCAATTATGATACTGCTCAAGAATCTTTTGTGGCACGTTACACCCACGAAACTATCGCAATGGGATTTAGTATCACAGAAGAAGCTATGGAAGATAATCTATATGTTTCTCTTTCTGGTAGATACACCAAAGCATTAGCTCGTGCAATGGCTTATACAAGACAAGTCAAAGCAGTTTTTCCATTAAATAATGGTTTTACTAACAGCTACCAATCAGGCGATGGTGTAAATTTATTTACAGCATCAAGTGATGGCGTAACTGGTGGTGATGGTCATCCATTAGTAAGTGGTGGCAAAAACAGCAATAGACCAGCGACTGCTGCTGACTTGAATGAAACATCTCTAGAAGATGCAGTAATTCAAATTGGTAAGTGGACTGACGAAAGAGGTCTTAAAATTGCAGCTAGACCTAAGAAGTTAATTGTTCCTTCTGATCTTCAATTTGTAGCAACTAGATTGCTTCAAAGTGATTATAGAGTTGGAACTGCTGACAATGATATTAATGCAATCAAAACTAATGGAGTGATACCAGAAGGTTATTCAGTTAATCATTATTTAACTGACACTAACGCCTTCTTTATTGTTACAGATGTTCCTGATGGCATGAAACATTTTGTCAGAAGTCCTATGACAACATCTATGGATGGTGACTTTGATACTGGTAATGTTCGCTATAAATCTAGAGAACGATATTCCTTCGGAGTATCTGATCCTTTAGGTGTATGGGGTTCGCCAGGTAGTTCGTAAGAAGTAATGGGAGACTCAGCAATGGGTCTCCCTTTTTTTATATCTAGGATTTTTTAATTGTCTAT